GAGAACTCTACGGCTTGGGAGCAGACTAACAGACCCCAAGTCGCATTGATTAACGCAGTCAATAGCCCTAAGTACAGATTTATCTGTGCTGCGCTGGCTCGACGATTGGGTAAGACATATATAGCTAATATTATCGGTCAACTGGTAGCACTTGTACCAGGCTGTAATATACTAATCATGTCCCCAAACTATAACCTCTCCGGGATTAGCTTCGAGATTCAACGTAAACTCATCAAGTCATTTGACTTAGAAGTAGAAAAAGATAACTTAAAGGATAAAGTAATTGAGCTCAGTAATGGTTCAACTATACGAATGGGGTCCCTTAGCACTGTTGATAGCTGTGTTGGTCGCTCTTATGATTTAATCATCTTTGACGAAGCCGCCTTAGGGGCAGACGCACAGGAAGCATTTAATGTGTCTTTGCGCCCTACTCTAGACAAGCCTAATTCGAAAGCAATTTTTATATCTACACCTCGTGGTAAGAACAACTGGTTCTCAGTGTTCTTTCAAAGGGGTTTTAGTAGCGGGTTCCCTGAGTGGTGCTCAATTCACGCCGATTATACCGAGAATACTCGTATGAAGGAATCTGACGTTGCGGAAGCACGTCGGTCAATGACTAAGGCCGAGTTTGAGCAATCTATAAAGGATTTAACACTGATACGCAGATTAAGGACTATGTGCCAGCCGATAGGGACGAACCTTTAGCTGGAATGGATCCGGGTTACAAAGATCCTACAGCTTTCGTTTGTATTATATACTCACCATCTACTAGTACCTTCCACATTGTGGACGAGTATCTGGAAGCCGAAGCAGTCACTAGTACACACGTTGAATCCTTTAGATTGTTAATAGACAAATGGGGGCTTGACCCTATCTTCATAGACCCTGCTGCGGCGCAGTTTGCTGCGGATTTGGCAGTTAAGGCTAAGAAAGCCGTAAATGAAGGGATTGCATATGTACAAACACTTATTGAGCAGGATAGATTATTCGTGGCTCCACATTGTACAAACACACTTCGTATGCTTGACCAATATCATTGGAAGTTGGACGTTCAATCGGGTATAGAGAAGCCTGACCACACTATCGACTCTCACATAGCCGATGCTATTCGGTATGCAATCTACACCTTTACAATATGACCTCTGGAATTTATAGATTAACCTTCGCTAATGGCGACACATACATTGGTAAGTCAATCAATATTGATACTAGGTGGAATCAGCATAGAGACAAGCTAATAAAGGGTAAGGCTGCAAAGGCTATGCAACAGGCGTATGATTTGTATGGGCACCCTGAAGGCGAGGTATTATTTGAGTGCCATAGTGATCATATAGACTTAGTGGAGGCGTGTCTTATTAGTAGACTTCGACCTACATTAAATGCCACCAGACCAGAAGACCCTTTTAGTAGGGTTGGCGAATACAGCTTCACAACCGTACTAAGCTACCTAACACAATCCACTTTAGAACATGTAGATAGAATTGATAAATTACTATACGGCAAAGGAGAAGCCTTGAACCTAATCGATACTCTTGAAAAAGAGAATACCAATCTACAAAGAACCATCGAACGACTACAGAAGCAGAGAAATGCTGAGGAGATGGAGCGAGATATTTTTAACAGACTAAAGACAAAGGACTCAGAAATAAAGGAGTTACGTACAAGTATTAATGCTTTAGAGACTAGAGAGAAGGTATTACTACATAGGTTAGATGAGGCCAACAAGTCTTGGTGGCAGAAGTTATTTAACTAAAAAAGCCTGTATGGTATAATACCATACAGGCTTTTTATTTAAGTAACCACAGGCTACTACCACAATCATAAACTTTAAAAAATCCAGCGTTTTTCATTATCTGATGTTCGCTAAGATTTTCATCGTAATATTTAGGCAGTAACGTTTTTAATAAATGCTTCTGGCACTTATACCTACTTAAGGCATATTTATACTTATAGTATTTATAGTTAGGCGGAGTATTGTGTACCCATGTAAATCCTAGAGTTTTGTACAAATTACCTTGACTCCAGCGCCTGTCTGCGTAAGATAGTATAGAGCCAGGATACTGCTTCCTAAAAGCACTTAGTAGTTTTGAGGCTCCTCCTATAATACTACTATTTACTAAAGTACAGTACCTTATTAACTCATAGTCTGCCGCTTTACTAAATCTAGGTTTACCGAAAGTCATACACGCAATCATAGCATCCCCCGAAAATAATCCATAATTATACTTAGTGATACTGCCCGCTTTTTGTATATGATTGTTATCTAAAAACTCTTTGGGAAAGGGTATTTGTGTAACCCTTAAGTTTCTAGCAGAGTACCTAGTTCTAGACCCACAGCCTATAATATGTAGTAGTCTTGATTTAACGATATTTTTAGAGTCCAACCATTCCTGCTCTGTAATGTGTATTAGCATATACCCAAAAGCTTCTACCATGTTTGTTTTATTTATATGATAGCTACTATTTTTATACTCTTCGGAGTGCCATTTAGAACCATTAAATTCAATAGCTATACCTATATCAGGTAAAACTACATCTAGTTCCTTACCCTCTAGTATACACCTATCAGAGTACTCTACCCAGCCGCTATAGTTATTAGCTATAAATTCTCTAATTTCCAGTTCATAACTAGATATCTGCGTAGTGGGGGTACATACTCTACAGATTGTTCCAGAATTAGATGTAACAATGTTATTAGGTATAACTAAATGCTCGTGCTCACAAGGGTATTTAACTAAAACAGGAGTTTGAGTAGTAGAGTATTCTCCTAGTAGTTTTATGTTATTATATTCTAATATACTGGTAAATCTTGCTTGTGTATCAGTTTTACTTGCACACACTTTACAAGATCTCCCTACTCCTTCATACAATAAGTGTCCTGCATTAACCTCATACTTATGGCCACATATAGTATTCTCTACTTCTATAAGGTACTTCATACCTATATACGTACCAACTACAACTAAGCCATTATAAAGCTTAGATATCTCTTCTTTAAATAAAGTCGTGTCCCACTTCTTCGGCTTAATGTCGCATGTAGGGCATAGTGGAGGCCTACCCCTAGTTACAGAGGAGGGGGTAACTTCTAATATAGTACCGCAAACTATGTGTTCTGCTTTATGTTTAATTAGTGCTCCAACATACTCTTCTAATAGTCTAAGACCTTCCCTCTCAAATTCCATTTCTACTAGTGAGCTAAGTTTTTTACCATTAGAAGATTTACCCAAGCATTCGTTACAAGTAGTACCTCTGCCTCTAGATATAATATCGTTAGAAGTTTTATGTCGTAAGTGTCCGTTTTTACATTGCAAAATTAAAGGGGTTTTTGCATTAACATACTCTGACAAAACCTTAGTTTCTGGCTCGCAAAGATTTAACACCTTTTGTATGTAAATATTTTCCATATACTATTTTTTATTTGTTCAAAAGTTAATTATAGTACAATAACTAAATAGGTGGCAAGTGTATTTTTATCCATGAGCTGTAAAATTTTGAGTATTGACATTCACTAGCTAACATGCTACAATATGGGAAATCGAAATTGTATCCACAAAAAATAACCCGATACATGGCAAAAAACATAGAGAATAAAAGAATTCCCGTAAAATGGGTTAGAGATAGAGCAAAGGCAGCATACGAGAAAAAGGATGTTTGCTATATTTGCGGAACAAGTAACGACTTAGAGTTACACCACTTACATTCAGTCACGCTACTACTTAATGCTTGGGCGGATAGAAAGTCATACGACATATCTACCGATGAGGGCATTTTAGAGGTTAGAGACGAGTTCATTTCAGAGCACCATAAGGAGCTATATGATATGGTTTACACACTGTGTAATCGTCATCACGTAGCGTTACACGGCGTCTATGGAAAAGCACCATCTCCAACATCTGTAGATAAACAAGCGCGCTGGATTGAAATACAAAAGACTAAGGCTGAAGGTGGAGAAGTAAAAACTCTATCGTCCTTTAGTGGTTTTTATTAAGGACAGAATATGAATTGGTTAAACCCGAGAGAATGGTTTAAAGAAAAGCTTAATCCCGCCCAAGAGATGATTAGAATGGAGCAGGGTAGTAATATTACCACCACTTCTAGCATTACGTTTGGAAGAGCATATGATAGACTAGAGACAGTTAGTCGCGGAGTTAACATGATTGTTAGCGCGTGTTCTAGCTTAGACTACGATATCAAAGACAAGATAATGGATGGCAACTATCCAGGTATGCGTGCTAAAAGCTTGCATACACTATTAAACTACAGACCAAATCCCTACCAATCAGTACAAGATTTTAGAACGGCAATATTTACAGACTTTATCTTAGAGGGTAATATCTTTATCTATTATGATGGTGCTTTCATGTATCATCTACCTGCTGCAAGTGTAAAGATACACACAGATGATAAGACATTTGTATCTCACTACGAATATAATGCTACTGTTAAATTCGCTCCTAACGAAGTAATGCACGTTAGAGATCTTAGCTCAGAGTCTATTTATAGAGGTTCTAGTAGACTAACAGCGGCAACAAGAAATGTTAATATCCTGTATAAGATGCAGGAATTCCAACAACAGTTCTTCGAGAATGGTGCTATTCCTGGTATTATATTTACCACTGAGAATACACTTAGCCAACAAGCAAAAGACAAAACACTAGCTATTTGGGCAACCAAATATAGCCCTAAGAATGGTGCTAAGCGTCCAATGATTTTGGATAGCGGATTAAAGCCATCTCCTTTCAGCACTCCGTCATTCCAAGAAATGGACTTTGACAACAGTATCAAAACACATGATACTAAAATACTGAAAGCTTTAGGAGTGCCCCCAATTTTACTAGATGGCGGAAACAATGCAAATATTTCCCCTAATCTAAGACTATTTTATCTCGAAACCGTAATGCCTATCGCAACGCGATATGTATCTGCAATAGAGAGATTTTTCGGATACGATGTGTCACCTG